GGCATCCTGCCCAACAAGGCATCCCGCAACGAATCGCACAGACCCATATGTGTAATTTTCCAGCAAATAAATCATAAGCTGCGTGACAACTGTACGGCCAACTTGCAGGCCTAAGGAAAGGGTGCGGCGGATGTAGAGCTGAACTTGCCCGTCCGGTAGCACAACAGTCCAATCCATGTCGTCAAGTGAAACAGGGCGGTCGAACCACCCCGTTGCACAATCATCAAAGGGATTTTGCAATTCATTGAAAGGTCGGTTGGTCTCAAAGTCAATGGACATCTTCGACAACTTGAGGAGGTCCTCCCTTGACAGCCGTTCGTCCTGTAGGCAATGGCGAAGGTAATACTGCTTCAGGTAATATCTGAGATTGTTAACTCCCAGAGCGCCGATAACTGTAACAGTCCCAACGGTTTGCCATGTTGGAGTTGAAGCTATTATTTTTCGAAGGAGTTGAACCCACCACTCGTCGGGAGGACCTCCATTGCCTGGGTTAGGTAGTGGAGTGGGGGTTTGTGGAGCCAGGGAGCTCGATGTGTTGGTCGCATCGATACGAGTTAGTGCTGCTTGGATGACATCTGCCGTGGCACCGATAGAATGGGTGCCTGTAGCTCGTAGGGCCGGAGCAATGCGTGTCATTGTGTCGGCAGTGTTACCAGAGCGAATAATGTGGCTCATGGCCAAGTCAACAACAGCTTCAGTTGCTTGTCCCGTGGTTTCAAGAGCCCTGGTCCAAATTGAAATGTTGTGGCCGTCCCATGAGTATAGGTTACGAAAACCCGGAATTGCGACGGTCTTTGGGTGTTTGACAACCACAGTGTGTGCATCTCCTTCGACTACACTGGGAATGTATTCAGGCCTACTATACAAGTAGTAAGGCGGATCCCAATAAATAAGTTCCGTCGAACTCCTGTTAGCTCGCACCTGATAATACCCGTCGATGGTTAAATTCTCTGTAAGTCCATAATACTTGACGCAGAGTTCATCGGAGTCATTGGAGTGTAAAGTAGCACCATACTTGGTTGCAATGGCTTGGCCGTCTTTCCCTGTGTTGGCGAAACAATCTACAACATTTGTAACAGTAATTGAGGGAAGCTTGGCGACCATAGCCGCACGATGTTGTGGCGGAGTGGTGTAAGCTGGAGTGGTGTCCAGTGTCTTAGGTGCAACCACACGCGACATTTGGATAATTTCGTCCATTGTGCGAGTGCCTACAACATGTGCTTTGTACAAAAGTAACTGGTATTGCTTGGCAAAGTGTCCAATCAGTTTTGCAGAATAATGAAAACCTTCCCCATAATTCATGGTGAATCCGACCGCTCCAACAGTGTGGCCAGCATTCCCGAGGACTAATCGCGTTGGATTATATGGGTGTTCGTATTCGGTTTCACACTTTTGCCCCATGCGCATGTCTGCAACGATTGTTTTAAAAGTTTCTTTGCTAGCAAAGATCTTCAATTCGTCCCGGAATTCATATGTACCTGTTAATGGATTCCAATGGAGGGAGAAATAAAGAGATCCCATGAGTAATGCCATGCGTAGATGCCTAAGAGAAAGCAAACAGCGATTTTCCAATATGTTGCTATTCAAGTAGTAGGCAACGTCGATCATTATCACGGAATTGGGTGGATGATTGTATATGTCTTGCGGAGTAACCATGTCCAGAGTAGCATCAATAACATAAGCATGACACCCGTCTGCCGTTTTATAGAGAGAAGCGTTATGATTCAAAATCAAAGTTTGTGACATCTCAACGTTGGGCAGTGCCGTAAGCACTTCGTGCATATGTGAAGCTTTGTTAGAGTCGCCCCCTGGAACTGTGTGTTCCGAAGGACAGAAGAAAATGGTGGTTTCGCGAACGAAAATCAGCTCGTGTGATCCTCCCCCGCCGACTACCCAAACTACCTTGCCTAGATCAAAAGAGTTAATATGCTCGGACAATTTATCTCTTCCCATATGCAAGTAGGGGTGTGCTTTGCCCTTTGGAAGGGTTTGCGGATCGCATTGAAACTGGTTCCAATCGTCGGAAGTGACAGAGCGAGTGTACACATTGTAATCTCTCACAGCAAGATCCGAAAATTGGGAAGGCTTGGCGCTAGCCCGTGGATTGGCAACTGCGGGAACAGCTGCCGGTCGTGCGGCAACATCCGTGTTGTTGCCTCGTCCTCGTCCGCCGCTCCTCTTTCCGCCGCCGTTTCCACGCCCAGGGCCACCCGAAGCTTGCGTGGCAAGAGGGGGCGCGGCAGTGGCAGGAGGGGGAGTATTGGAAGCTGAAGACTGGACGCCAGCCGGGGCTGCTACGGGCTGAGCGTTGGCCTGAGGGTTGTTGGCTTGCGGGGCCACTGGAGCCGGTGCGGCCACAACGGGTGTGGTGGCTGCAGGCTGGGATGCGGACTGGTTGCCGCCTGTGACGGCTGCCAAGTAATTGAACATCCATCCTGCTAAGCGCTCACAACCTGTTGGAATAAATTCCGACTCAAGGTAAAGAGACTGAAAGGCTTGGCACTTGGTGATCCAGGTCCTCGCATGGTGTTGAGGAAAATATTCGTCGGTTTCGGTGTCGGCGCCAACGTCATTCCAGGGGGCTGATTGGGCTGCATTGTCGAAGTGCTCCCAATGGCCGGCTTCAACATCCAAATACAAGGTGTGAGCGGTTTGGGGCAAAAGGGTTCCGGGGGGCGATCCGCCTGAACCAGGGACAATGCGGCAATGGTGGTAGGGACGAGGCATGCAGATGATGATGTCACAATCGAGGGCAAGTCGCAGGATTTGTGCAAACATAAAAGATACCGTGAGGCCTATGTTGGCAAATCCGACTGCCGGCAATTGGGGTTTGTAAACAGCGAAATCGTTGTTTGTCTGCGTGGCTATTCCCATAATGGTTTGTGCGTCAAAAACTAGGCCAGTAGCAAGCATCACGCTTCGTAGCGACTGGAGACCACAGTTCAGGACAAGGGGTTCGGGGATTGTTTGACCTTTCATTGTGCCGAGGATATCGGCAATGGTGGGTGAACAAACGCCCGCGCGTTTCAAATTCTTCAAATCAGTTCTCGAGTACATTTTCGGGTGTAATGCCAAAC